ATTACAGAATCTACGTCAGATACAACGATAAAAGGTGCATTAAGTAATGTTACAAAAAATCAGGTAAACGATCTAATAGAATCGCAAGATAAATTATTAACTATTTCTGCTGGAGATCTTACATTTGTACCAACTACAAAAGATAGAGTTGTTATAAGCAGCGTAGAATTTAAAATAATCCAAGTAATTACTAACGAACAGAATAATACACCTGTAAGTTTCGATCTTATCTTGAGGTAACTATGACAAGGCAAATTAGAATAGATCAGATTCCAGATGTCATGGAAGAAGCTGTAATAGATTTAGTAGCAGCAACTACGCTTGAGTGGACTAGACGAGTAAAAAAGGCTACACCAGTTGTTACAGGTAGGTTGCGGAACTCATGGCAAACAGAAATTAAGAAAGCTAGTGGAACCATAATAAACAATTTACCTTATGCGGAGCCTGTCTGTTATGGTGAAAACCTACCACCATCATGGAAAAAACAATTTAGAACTAGACAACAAACTCAAAAAGGGTTTCCAGAAATCATAGGAAAAGAACTTCAACAATGGGCGAGCGATGAGTATAACAAAATCAAGCGGAGGATATAATGGCAGCAGTAGATTTAAATACAGTTAGATCGACAATAGAGGCTAGATTAGCAACAGAGCTTGCTTCAAGCCCTGCCATTCCTGTTGTTTTTAATAACATGGCTTTTGACTCTACAACGGAGGATACGTTTGTTCAGTGTCAAACCAGCTTCGGGACAGGGTCTTATCTTGCAGACGGAGTTAACCTTGTTGTTGGATTAGTAACATTAAACGTATTTACTGAAGAAGGTATAGGGGCTGGATCAAATTTTACTATATGCAAAAGGCTTAGAGACTTATACAATAAGATTACTGTTTCAGATGTTATCTTTGATTCTCCTATTGGTCCCGAAATTTTAGCATCGAGTCCCGAGGGTAAGTTTCAAACTCAATTAAGAATAACTTTTGAAATATATGAGGAACTTTAATTATGCCAAAACTTGTAATTACAGAAGAAATGCTAGACGCTATTGAAGCTGTTAAAGGCAGAAGAGACCCTAATTATTGGGACAACAGGTGTAAAAGATATATGGAGAATCAACAAAAATCTAAAAAAGATGTAAAAAACTCCGAAAAGAGTTAATATATTTGTAAATATTTCTTTTTTTCGTTATGGCTGTAAAAGGTGATGTAGGAAAACTTATGTTTGAAAATGCTGGCGGTACTGAGGCCGACATTTCAGATTTAAGAGCATGGTCTTTGTCTGTTTCTAAAGACACACAAGAAACTACAAAAATGGGCGATACATCAAAATCATTTGTTGGTGGACTAATTTCTGGTGAAGGTTCTGCAACTTTACTTTATAATCAATCTGGCAACTCAGATTACCAAGCTTTTATTGATGATGTTCTTGTAACTGGTGATGCTGGTGACGCTCTTTTTGAATTGTTCCCTGACTCTAATCAATCAGCTAAAAAAATTAGTTTTGCTGGAATAATTACAGGGGCAGAATATGGTGCAACATTAGGAGAGATTCAGGAAATAAACATTTCCTTTATTACTAATGGTGCTATAACTTCAGCTATATAGTAAATTAAGATTATCTCGCACTTAATTTATGCCAACACAAAGAACACTTGACACGTTAAAAGCCGCTTTTGACCTAAACCAAAGGCGCAAGTTTGATGTAAAAGATGATAATGGTAATTTGGTTGTCTCTCTGTACTTTAAAGCCATAACAAGATCAGATAGAGCAAGAGCCACACAAAGGGCTGGTAGTGAAGATCCACTTGTAGTTTCAACTCATATGCTTTGCCAACTGGCAGAATTAGAAGATGGTACAAAAGCTTTCCACCCCTCAGACTTTGGTAATTTACAAACAGAACTACCAGAAAATGTCTTAAATGAAATCGAGATGTTTTTGTTTGGTGTAAATCCTAGTGTGACAGTAGACGCAGCAAAGGAAGCTTAAAGGGGGATAACTATTTAAACTTTGAGTTTTTCCTTGCAACAGAATTAGGTAAGACAGTTAGTGAATTAAGAACACAACTTACTGAAGAAGAATTGATATTTTTTGCTGCATATTATGAATTAAAGTATGATAGAGAAAAAAAACAGGCAGATGCACTTAAACGCAAAGCCAAGTATAGTTAAAGGAGTTATTGTTTAGCCGTGGCAGTTTCTAATGTAGAACTAAGAGTTAGTGCTACCCAAGCTATCACAGCGTTAAGGAAGGTTGATATACAGGCAAAAAAGTTTAACCAAACTGTTAATGGAACTGGTAGTAAATTAAAAGATGCTAATTTAGGATTAAGAGTTTTACCAAAGGGTTTCTTTGCTGCGGGTAAAGGCGCTAGTGCAGCATCTTTATCTTTTAAAGCTGCGGCTGCTAGTTTAGGTACTTTACTTGCACCTATAACTGCTGGAATTACTTTAATAGCTGCATTTGGAAAAGTTTTCAGTACTTTAGCTGCACAGGATTTTGCTACTGCAAAAGTAAGAACCCTCGGAGTAGAAGTTGATACTCTGACCCCAAAGCTTGCAACTTTGTCTAATGAGCTAAGTGGTCAGGTTTCACAACTTGGCTTACTTGAAGCGTCTTATGACGTAGCTTCAGCTGGTTTCGGAGAGACTTCAGAACTAATAGATGTTTTAAAAGCATCACAGTTAGGTGCTACTGGTGGATTTTCTGATCTAGCAACAGTTACTGATGCAACAACATCTGTGTTAAATGCTTATGGTTTAGAGTCAGACAAAGCTGCAAAGATAGTAGATGGATTTGTACAAACACAAAATGATGGTAAAATTATTGTTCAACAGTATGCACAACAAATAGGTCGTTTAGCACCTATAGCTGCTGGTGCTGGAGTTGGGATAGATGAACTTAATGCGGCAATATCTAGTGTCACTGCAACTGGTGTTCCTGTTGAATCTACCTTTGCTGGCCTACGACAAGTTATTGCTTCGATACAAAAACCCACAGGAGAAGCGGCAAAAGCTGCTGAAAAATTAGGAATTGACTTTAGTGCGGCTGCTCTTAGCTCAAAAGGTTTAGGCGGTGTTTTACAAGAAATTGTTGATAAGGGTGGGGCTAGTGAAGAGACTCTTGCTTTGCTATTTGGTTCTGTAGAGGCAAGAACAGCAGTTTTACCATTACTTAACGATCAACTTGAATCTTTTAATAAAAACTTAGAAAATCAAGCTAACGCTCAAGATACTGCGGCCAAAGCTGCATTTACAGCATCTAATACAATACAAGGGCAACTTACAAGACTTGGAACTGCGTTTACAAATTTAGCTGGCGAAGGTTCAGAGTTTGGAGCAGTAATTAGAGAAACTTTAAAAATAGCCGCTGTTACTATCGAGGCTTTAGCGGCTGCTGTAAAAATCGTATTTCTACCAGTCAGAACTTTAATAGCAATAGTAAGAGAGGTTGGACTTGCAATAGGGGAAGCGATAGGAGTAGAAGCAACTAATGTATTATTTAATTTAGAGCAGGGTTGGATTGCTGTTAAAGAGGGTGTTACTGCTTTTTCTGATGCTGTGATAGCTGTTGGTACAACAGTCGGCAAAGTTATTGGGGGCATTGTCAAAAAATTTATTGAGGCATTCAAAGTTATCGCAAAGTTTATTGATGAAAACCCAGTAGCACAATTCATCCTCAAGTTTTCTGGCATAGAATTTATACAAACCAAAATTAATGATCTGACAGAATCTTTTGGTCAAAAAATTGATGAAAATGCAGATAAAACTGACAAATTAAAAAACAAAATTAAAGATACGCAAACTGAAACAGGTAAGCTTAATGATTCTTTCGCGAAGATTGGCGACACGCTTGCAACAGGTGTTTCTGATGCTTTAGTTGGTGTTATACAGGGAACAAAATCTCTTGCAGATGCGGCAAGAAGTGTTTTAAATACTATTGTCAATCAGTTTCTGACGCTTGGTATTAATACACTTTTATTTTCTGCTTTTGGTGGATCAACAGGTTTATTTAAAAATCTCCCAACGTTTGCTGCTGGTGGTAGGCCACCAGTAGGCAGACCCTCTATAGTCGGTGAGCGTGGACCAGAATTATTTGTACCTACCACTGCTGGTACTGTTATTCCAAACGATAAAATAGGTGGAATGACTAATAATATTGTTGTTAATGTAGATGTAGAGGGTGGTTCTAGCGTAGAGGCTGATGAAACTAACAGCAAACAGTTTGGGCTTGCTCTTGCAGCTGCTATACAAGCAGAGATAATAAATCAAAAACGTGCTGGAGGTTTACTTGCGTAATGGCTACATTTCCTTCTATTGATCCAACTTATGCGGGTTTTTCTAAAAGATCAAACCCGAACAAAAAACTGATACGTTTTGCAGACGGATATGAACACAGGATTGTTTTTGGATTAGCAAGTCATCAAAATCCTAAAATTTACAA